CAAATGCAGCACTCGCCAAACTCCTCCGAGTTGGTGACAAGGATGAGGTCACATACTTGAACCTCCAGTCCTTCCTCAAGGTTCACTTCATCAAGCCAACCCAGAAGGCGTAAATACTCTAGAGTACTTTACTAAAAATATTGCAAATCAGTTCGGAAACCCGAAATGATTTACACTTTTGAATCATTGTAAATGTATGCCCCACTTGTGGAACCAACTCTTTGATGAAATTTATTGCCTAAATCTCGCATCTCGTCCCGATCGAATGGACGGAATGAACCGCAAGTTCAAGTTCTTTGACTTGAATGTTCAACGAGTGGACGCTATTCCTGGAAAGATTGTGCACGGATATTGGGATATGATCAGTCAAATACATGATTACCATACTAATGCAAATAATCTTGCATGTGCAATCAGTCATACATCCATTTGGAATCGTGCATTAGCGTCTGGACACAAAAAGGTTTTGATTCTTGAAGACGATGTGCGAATTCATCGTAATTCTGAACAGATGACCCGTGATTTCTTATCTGAAATTCCAAATGATTGGGATTTATTGTATTTTGGATACATTCCATTGGTTGCCAATGATCATCGTAAGTACGATACATCTCATGATCTGAACGTTTGGAGTTATCAAATTGTAGATGAAGTCAGGATCGGAGCACATTCGGCTAAAGCAAATCGTTTTTGGAATTGCTCTGGATATGCGATGAGTGAGCGTTTAATGAAACATATGGTAGATGTCTATGCAAGATCGTATCCAAAGGAACATGATCGATATTTGGTTGAAAATATTCAAACATCTCCTGAGTGGAAATCCTATGCTGCTGTTCCTCAGATTGTGACAGGCGAAGATAGTCATTCAGATCTCATTGGAGGAATGTCAGATCATCATCATGAAAAATCCATTGATCGACGATTCGCAAATTACTACGATTATGTCTAGACAGAGGAGGTGATCCATTCATGAGGCATTTCCAAATAAAGGATTGTGCTAAAAAACGGCGATAATCGTCCATCCAACACTAATGCTCGTTGTTTTGTATTGTCTTTCAATGTCTTGGTTAATCGAACTAAAATTTGAGTCTTATCTACAATAGGTTTGACTTTGATTTTACACGTTTTCTTATGCCAACCACAGAGTGTAGACTTCTTACACGTGTCTTTTTCCATCTGTCCACACGGTGTGCGAACCTTGTTCACAAACTGAACCGGTTCATCTACTGTAGACCAATAGGTTTGAGAGTTAAACCATTTTTTAATATCCTTATGTAACGTTGCTTTTGGGTTTGCAATCGCGTTGCGTAAGTCTTCATATTCATCGGTTTGAATATCCTTTGATAACGAAAACAATAGAAACTCAAAGATTTCTGAAGAATAGGAAATTTCACTCGCAAGTTTTAGATCGGATGCATTAGGTTGTCCAGATACAAGTTCTTCTTCTGAATGATTCGTTCGGATAGTCTCTAAAACCTCTTTTGCATCGTCAGACTTTTTAGAAGGTTCTGGGCGAAACATTGCACGGAATCCCGATTCAAGAAGAAATTCAGAACTGTTTCCGTCCACAGACTGTAACTCTTCTGTAACTTTAAATCCTGGATGAATCGTTGTTTTCAAAAACTCTGAGAGTCGTTTGCGAGTGGGTAGTTCTTCATCCTTAATATCTGCATATCCTGATCGAACTGTTAACCCTTCTGGAAAGTTTATACTCATTGGTTCAATAGGTAATACAACTTCTTGTGGAACAAACACTGCTTGAACACGTTTGAATGGATCTAAAATGACTTGATACTGTGACATGTTTTTTCGTACTACTTCAGTGATTGCGTTGTCAAAAATAGGTTTTTCATTAGAACATGCTTGAATGTGAAGTGTTTGAAGAGTCTTTTTAGTTTCATCTGCAAACTTATTGACATCGACTATGTAATCAAACTTGGATCCCACTTTTCCAGTTCTTCGTTTTACATTTCCAAGAACATCTGTATCCAATAATGCAATTGTTCGTGAACTTGGTCTTGTTTTATCAGACCAGAATCCACACGTCATCGTATTGGTTTCGGTATTGATTCGCATTACACGACAATCTAGAATTCGTGTAACATATTCAATCTCTTCAATGGGTTTGAGTTTCTTTGCCACATATGCACGATGGATCCCATTTGTAATTCTATCTGTCTCTGTATCTCCTTCACCCAAGTCTTTCCAGGATCTAAAAAAGGAACATTGAACAATCTTTTCAGGTGCTTGTTCAGGTGTGGGAATAGGTCGAGTAGCATTTAGTAAAACTGGAAGTGTTTCACGAGGCAAACCAATACCGATTCTAAACATATCAGATGCAGACCCTTCAATTCGATTTCCTGGAACATTTTTTTCGTAGTCGGTCTTTATGTTGAGTCTTTTTGCAAGTTCATCGGGTATGTATCCAATTCTTAATCCTGGAATCACTCCAGAAGTCAATACGTAATAATCATCGATCTTTGTTTTTGGAATGATCACTTCACTTCTAGATTCCGGTTTCTTGTAGCAACAGGGAACTCGTTTTTTATTCGTTGTCTTTGCAGAGGGTTCCTTCCATCCTGGAAATTTAGATGCTTGTTCACGTTTGATCACTGTAAATTCACGAACATCTTCCTTTTCAGTAATACGGACCTTTCCATCACAGACTGGACAATGTTGTCCATCTTCTTTCACAACAAGTTGTGATTCACTTAATGGAAGTTCATCTCGAATACACCAATATTGTGGACACACTGCAATTCCTCCATCCAATACTAATTTTTCTGTAGGAGGCGCTTGGGAATAATTATAGTTAGTTTGAATTCGTGCTTGATCTTCATCCGTAAGTACTACGACTTGTTTGAGTTTTTCACATTTCTTAGGATAATCTGAATCAAACATTTCAGGATCAAATTCATGAACACGGTTATTGAAGTAACTATGTGTGCCTACAGGTCCTGTAGTTTTAACCTTTACTTTTGTAGGTTGAGGTGCAGCAACCGGTTCAATAGGTTGAGCAGGAGTTTGACTTTTCGTCAACTCTTCAAGTTGTTGTAGCAAAAAATCATCTAAATTAAATTCATCTTCGATTGCAAGTGTAGTTGGAGCAGTTCCAGCAGTTGCTTCGACGGTTTCCATCTCGCGAGGACAGACTTCATTAACTTCATCTCGATTGGAAGTTAATACATATCGAAGTAAACTTGCATATTCAATGACTCTTTCCAAATTGGAAACAAACTTTACAATCACTTCTTTAGATGAAAAACTCACAACAGGATATCCACTCATTGCTTTTTCAAAATTAAAGTGCTCATCATTTTCAAGTTCTTGAACACGTTGTGTGAGAGCGCGTGCTTCTTCAAGTGTGACATCTAATGCAGTTTGTAAATTAACTTCTCCTGCTTGCAAGAGTGAATAGGCACGCAATAACTGTGCAGAAACATCAAATTCACGATCCGAACGAAGTAACCGAAAGGTATCATCTTGAAAACTAAAGACATCTTTTAGACATTTGAGACGACGAAGGTCAAATTCTGAGATCTCTTTTGCGTAAGACGCAATAACGGATAAATCATTCAATTCCCAACGAGATAACTCTAGATCTGAAGGAACAATAAACGGTACAATTGCATCCATAGATTGAATCCACTTCAGTGCAGATTCCATCAACTGTTCCTTCGTCTCTTTAGAATCTTTACCTCTCCAAACAGAGATCGTGACACTTTTATTGGTAATTGCAATACGATCAAACGAACCTCGGTCTTTACCACGATACAATAACAGTGTAGGAAGTCTTCGTTGAGGTTGAGTATTAGACATCCACGCTTTCCACAATGGAATATCAATAAAGGGTTTCTTAGTCTTGGGATCCTCTACGTAAAACTTATGACGCATCGTTTCAGATTTGGAAGTGAAATAGGTAATCACTGGAGTTGTAGGAGACACTGTTAGACCGTAAAAGATTTGCTCAAATCGAGTTCGTGGAGCAGAAAACTTGGTGGAAATCAATGGAATGTACCACTTTGCTCGCAAGATGGATACGTGAGTAGGTTTAGGTGATTCAAGATTTTTAAGTTTAGTAAATTGATCATCCGATGCCTTAATTGAAGAACGAAGACTTTCAATTGTGTTTGGAGTGGTGGATTGAAAAAAGGGAAAGTAAATTTGCTTTACTTGATCGGATGTATCTGTTGATAATTCATCTGCTTTGAATGAATACGCTTCTTCTGAATGAAGTGTTTCAAATAAAGATTGCCGATTTGGAAGTGGACGAAATGCTTCAGCAAGAAATACATCCTTTGGAGGTGTAGGTAATATGACCGATTTATCAGCAGGAACTCCAAGGATTCGCCATTCTTTGAAAGCGTTGGGTGGATTAAACAACAATGCAACAGAAGGTTCAACGGATTCCCATTCTTCTCGTGTGATTCGTTGTGCAGTTACACCTGTTCCTGGGCGAGTTTGAGTTAAGTAAATATCCAATGCTTCTTTTGTAATCACGTTCTTTCCATACGAGAGACGGAAAAAGAGTTCCATCCATCGTTTTGGATTTGAAGAGTAATACGTTGCAGGTAGTTCAACTTGAATTTGAATAAATAATCGGTCTGGATGTGTTCCCTTTAAAAGGGCTACACGTTGTCGAATAAGTTCAATTGTGTCATCTGGAAAGAAAGACAGAATTGTAGATGTCCCTTCAAGGGGTAACTCCATTATAGTGTGGGGCGGTTCTTTTTATCGTCAATCGGGTGCGTCTTCCGATATAATTCCATCTTCTTCATGTTGATTTGTTCACGGTTTTTTTCACGATATTCTTTGCGTTTTTGTTTATATTCTGGATCATTTTTTCGTTTCTCACGCTTTTCAGCACATAACCTTTCTTTATTTTGTTGATAATATTCCTTTCGCTGTTTCTGAATCGCTTCTTTATTTTTATTAATGTACTCTTTATGTTTTGTATTTAAAGTCTCTTTGTTTTTTTCATAGTATTCTTTATGTACTTCTACAACACGATCTTTATGTGTTTCAGAATACTTTCTATTTCTTTCTAGAATAGTATCCTTATTTATTTGATAGTATTCTGTAGTTCGTCTTTGCTTTTCTTCATCAGAAGCAAAAGCAGGTAATGTATTCAAACAAAGTGGATCGTTTCTTGAAGAATTAATGTATTCATTTTCTTTCATCCGTATTTGAGTTCTGTTCTCACAAGAGAACTCTTCAACCATTTCTATATGCACGGCATCCCATCCAATGGAGCGTATATGAGTATATAATCTAGAAGTCATCGTCTTGGAAGAATCTTTATGACCCCAAAGACGAGACCTTAAGTTTGCAATTGTTGAACCATAGTAGTAATGTCCATCATTACATACGAGCTTGTATATTTTTGAACATTCGTATCCCATTTGTTTATATTGTCCGAAAATACTTAAATGATTATATCGGACTATCCGAAATAACCATCCCACAATAGGGCGTAGGTTTTTGTGCATAATTGACTGAAGAGTAGATTCCAATCTTTACAGCATCGTGAAGAAGACGTCTAAAATTAGTCCAGAATTCTTGTGTGTGACCAATGGTTTCGGTCATTAAATGTGCCATTTCATGCAACATCACAAACATGACGGTATTTGAATCAATTAAAGGATAGGAAGGTGGTTTTGTTTTATCACGCAAACACACGACAATCTTCTGACCCTTGTTTTCTGAATAGGATGTATCTGAAGAAGACATATCGTTTTCAACAAAGCAATCCGGTTTGAATCTTGCCAA